AAAAAAAAAAGCTGACAATTAAAGTCAGCTATTTCATTAAAACGGTAAAACGTCATCATTTACTGACTTAGTTTTAGTTTCTTGTTCTGCGACAGGCTCATTCAGTTCCATAGACGCTCCTTTTTCTTTTTCGATTCGCCAATGTGAAAGAGAATTATATACTTTCCCGTTGTATTCTTTACCTCTTATATTGAACTCGACTTCAACATTATCTCCGACGTTGTTAAATGACAGAAAGTTGTCTAAATGCTCAATATATTCACTTGACTTGTAGATGTTAAAGCTGTAAGGCGTAACGAAACCATTTTCGCTAGTGTGACTTACAACATAATCTAAAACGACAGCGCCATTGTCTAGTATTTTTTTCTGTCCTATTGACGCAATTTTACCTTTAATTTTAAATCCCATATTTTAATTTTTTTACAATATAACAATTATTTTTTAATCATACTTTGATTAGTTTTTAATCAATTAACATTTATTTATTGAAAATTATTACGCTTTCACTTGATTCAATACTTACTTTAGTACCGTCTTTTAAAAATGTTCTGTTTTGCAAAGCAAACTTTTCAACTTTGTCGAATGTAAAACCTGCTTTTAAACCTGCATTGATTGTCGGTTGAACTAGCGAATAAGTTTTTCCTTTGATCTTAACGTCTTCAATGTTTATTATTGTAGTGCCTCCTTGTTTTACTACGTCAAAATTTAATTGCAGCATAGGTACTAAAAAATTATCGATCCAATCTTGATATTCTTCATATCTATTACATGACTGCGTATCTTCAAAGCTGTATATTTCTTTTTTAAAATACGGTGGCGATGTAAAACTAAAGTCAGCAACATTTTTTATCATACATTTTTCAGCGTCAACATCTTCAGCAGGTAAATTAATTAGTCTTATGCTCTTATCTTCATTCTTTAATGTTCTAAATAAGTTTAAATTTGCTTCATGTGTTCTTGTGTTAGGATCAACACCTATATATTTTTTACAGCTTGACGCTAAAAAGCCTGTGAGTCTACCACCATAACCTGTTGAACTATCAAAAACAACTGCGTTTTCTCCTGCGTATTTTTCATACATATATTTTGCGTAAGCAGGTCTAAAATTAGCGCAGGCTTGCGTACCATTAACCATATTTAGAAAAGGTATATTATGTCTTTTAATTGATCCTCCTTTTAATTCCATTTTTAATGCTTTTCGCAAGTTCTTTTCTATGTTAAAAGATTCAATCGGCGACTTCATATTAATAGCAGACGAATGAAACCTGTGTCGATGAAAACTGTCTGCAACTTTATAAGCAACTGTGCTTCTTAAACAATTCTCTAGTTCAAGATTTGCAAGTTTATTTATTTCTTGTTTCATTTCAAATAAAGTCAAGTTAGGATAAGGAAATCCATGCTTCATAAAATGATCATAAGCGTCATTTATTATTTCTTCGTCACTAAATCTTTTAATTTTTATTGATATTTCTTCAAGTTCTTCGTCTGAAAACATTGAGCCTTGCTCACCAAATAAGTCTAAATTCATAATTTATTGTTTTTTAATATTCGTTTTTAATTCTTTTTCTGATATCATATTCATTTTCTTTTCTTGCTTTGTAGCTTTTACCTCTTAATTCAGGAAACTCAGCTTGTAAACTTCGTCTTGCTCTTAGTATGCTTGACGATTGTGTTACTTTTTTATTCGCCATTAGATTAAGTAATTGATGTCCTGATATTGATTCAAGTTTGTGTTTGCCTAGTTCAAAGAATATGAAAGATGAAACTAACTTGTTGTCGTCATCTCTTAAAGACGCATATTTTTCAAGCAGCGTTTTTACTTTGTCTTTTGTTCTTTTTAATTCATTGAATACTGTCATAAAATTGATTTGCTAGTTTAACTTTTTCTTTCATTTTCTTAATGTCGTCTTCATGTAAGTTTACTTCATAACATTTCAGTCTTTTTTCGATAGGTATTTTATCAATATTATGCAGCTTTCTGACTTCATTTTCTGTTTCTTCTGATATTTCAATTTCATTTTTACGATATGAAAGTCTGTTTATTTCATCAAATATCAAATGTTCAGGCGTAGGAACTAAACAATAACACAAAAAAGACTTGTGTATGTTTGTTAACCACATATAGGCTTTTAACTGCCATAGATACAAATTGTTTGGTATCTTATCTTCAAAGAAAGGAAATGTTGCTGCATTCCAACTTGACTTGACATCAATTACACAGTCATCTAAAACAACAACGTCAGGTGTACCATGAACATATTTGTTTGAATACTTCTTATCGTTTTTTAAAAGATTGTTTTTCTTCAATACAACTTCAACTAATTGAATTGATAAGTCTTCGACTATGTTGCCTTTGTCGATGTATTTATTTTCAACATTTTGATAAACTGCGTAATTGTTTTCAAGCCATAATTGTCTGATGTATGTTTGTGCGCCTTTAGATAGTTTTGGCGCAGCATCTCTTTTCGCAATTAACATATCTCTTTTTTTAGCTTGATTCTCTGTCAGCTTTATTTTTGACAATAAAGTATTGAGTAAATCAAGTTGTTTAATTGTGATCTTTGAATCTGAATCGTCTGACATTATTTTACCAAGACTTGATGCTCTTATTTTTAAGTTCATTTTACAATAGTTTTAAAGCTGCTTTTTGTGTTGACGTTAAGTCATATTGCAGAATCATGTTTAAAAATTCGTCTTTTGACAGTTCGTCATTGCTTACTTTGTCGATACCTTTTTGAAATCTGTCATTTGATAGTTTCTTTTTCTTTGCTATTTGCTCACCTGCTGCGTCTGTATCTTTGTCTGTTACAATACCGAGCATCGAACTCAATGAGTACCTACGGATATATGTGCAGGCGCTTCCTAGAACTTGAAAATCATTCATACCTTTCAACGAAACTTCTGTCGGTATTTCTGTTTTACTTGTTATTGTTTGCGCTGTATCAACATGAAACAATGTTGTTTCTATACAATTGTCATTCATCAATTGCGTAAAGCCTAGCTTGTGTTTTTTTAACAATGGATTAATTACTGAAAATATTGTCGGTAAGTCTGCATAGCTATAACCGTATCCTTTTGTTGCTTTGTGTATTACAGGACATTCTTGTTGGAACGCAGCTAAACTTTTGTAGATGCTTTTTGTTTGTTGTTTTTCTGTCTTGTTCATGTTACTTAGATTTAATTAATTTAACTTTTGACTTTTTGTTGTTTTTCTTTTTCTTTTTCTCTTGATCTTTTTTGTATGCTCTTTCTCCTGCTTCTTTAGTTTTGATTGTTTTAGCTAGAAAAAAAACAGCAACATTCACAGCTTGTGAATTATTACTTTTCTGACCTTCTTTTTTTAGTTCTGACTTGATTATTTCAAGGCATTCTTGACTAGGTGAATACAACCTTTTTTTGTTTTTTGACATATTTATTTGTTTTAGATATATAAAAAAAAGACTATTAAATTAATAATAGTCTTGTTTGTAAAATTTCGTTAAAATGCAATAAGTTCAATTGCTTGTTCGCCGGTATTTACACCGTTTCTTGTGATTTCATAACTTGCATCCATACCTGATGTTTGTACGTCTTCAATTAATTCATCGATAGTGTCAAAAGATTTATTATAATATTTACAATCTAATGAATACTTCTTTTCTTGTTTAGGCATTTGTTTATAGTTTTAAAATTTCTCTAAAGATAGTAAAAATATATATAAAATTATATACTTTTTATCTTTTTTTTATATTTATCTATTATTTCGTATAGTTCTGCTCTTGTATATTTCTTAGTTTTATGTCTATTTTCTTCTAAATATTCGACTCTTTCAATACCTATTTTTTTTATTAGTCTGATTCTATACTCAATTAAGTTCCCATGTTTATAAGTGTTGCAAAATTCACAAGATTTGTGAACATTATCTTCGTTAAAAGTTAAAAATTTTGATTTACCACTTGCTATATAATGTGATGCGTTTGACTTTTTCTTTGTTGGCTTGTCGCAGCTTACACAATTTAGTTTTGAATCTCTTAACCTGATATAAGAATTGAATATCTTTTGCGCTTCTTTCATTAAATCTTGAATAGTCTTCAGCTTTTCTTTACGAATCTTCTTTTCTTTTCGCCATTTCTTTTGCTGCTCTTTCTTTAGATGCTCAAAATAAGCATCAATACATTCGTCTTTGTAGCAAAATTTTCTATTGAATGACTTTACTTCAAACTTTTCTTTGCAATGTTTACATCTAGGCATTTTGTTTCTTGATCAAATAATCTTTCATTTTTTTAATTGACAAAAAACCTTCAGTTTGATTCTCACAATATTCATTAAATTTAAAAGACTTTAAGTCTTGCAAATAAGTATATAATATGATTTGTTTTAATTGTCGTTTAAATCGCTTAGGAACGCTTAAAATACTATGTCTATTTCTTATAACATACTTGTCTGAATGAACTTCAATACTACTTAAAAACAATTCGTATTTAAACGCTTTGTAATGAACGTCTGATATTTTTTCAAATGTTATCATTGTAAACTATTTACACCAGCGCAAGTAAACGCAATACCTCTTTCTAATCTAAACAAGACAGGAGTATCGAAAAAGGTTGGGCACCCACCTGTTTCAGTTTCCTTGATTTTAAGAACATGAATCTGAGTAAACATCCAATCGCTTTCAGATTGTGTATACCTGTGAATTGTAATAAAGTCGTCACAACGATTGAGCCACTTACCGCCACCTTCAGCATCAGCGCCTGACGGTCTAATCGGTAAACCTGCGTAATCATGATTTGCAGGATGAACTTTTCTTAATGCTTCAGTCGAGGCGTGCATACATACATAAATTGTTGTATTAAACTTCTTTGCAAATAGACGTAACTTACTAGCTGTTTCGTAATCGTGTTCATGTGCGTTTACTCCTTTAGGTTTAGCAAATGCGTTTATAGGATCAATCATAATACAATCATATTTTTTATTAATTGATTGTACGTTTTTCATAAAGTCGTTTATGTTCCATATTTTAAGATGATCTATAAAATCGAAATGTTCTTCAATAAATTTTTTATTGTATTCAAGTTCTTCTTTACTCTGATCTTTTATCTTTTTATTAGCATATAAGTCGATCAAATTTCGTTTTAAACCATTGACTGAATTTTCTGCTGCATAAATAAGATGTTTTTTATTATGCAATTTGCTTAAAGCAAGTAAATAAAATAAAACAAAATACGTTTTTCCTACGTTGGCATGACCTAAAAAAATGTTAAAAGTGCCTTCTTTAAATCTTATATTTACATCAAGATCGTTGTTTATACCTAATCCTTGAGGTACTTTGTTCTGTCTTGCTTGTTCAAGAAATATATCGTTTTCTCTGTGATTTATTATCATAGTTTTTCTTCTTGTAATATATTAATTTTTTCTTTTAAAGTATTTATATCATTATATCCTTCACATTGTTCAATCATATCTCGAATACCTGTATAACACCAAACACAAAAAGCAACAGGCAATATCCCAATATCACCTATAATATCACCATTGTTTTGATCTATTTTACAATCGCAAACAGAACATTT